AAACAGGTTTGGTCAATTTAGCCCAGTTCAATTCAACATTGTCAATGCGATAATTGCGAGGCTGGAAACTTTGAATATTCATAATAGTACCTTTCGTTGGATGTGTTTAGATTGTGTAAAGATTTGCAGTACGTGTACCGCTTGTTGTATTTAAGTATGACTACAACCAGATCATTGGAAAGGAAGCGTTAGCTTCCTCTCGAAGTTGTTATGGTAGCTTGGAAGATATATAAGGAACTACATACCGTTCAAGTATTTCTACAAGAAGAAACACGAGACAAGCTGAGAAGCCTATGACACACAAGGCTATCGCGAGGATAAGAATCTGTGTCATAGCTATCGCCGCCAGATGATTTTAACAGTGCCATCGGGATACACATGGTAAACATACTCAGTCATTGAAGTCCTCCTTTATGCATGAGTAACAGAACCAGCAGATGAATAGAGCTGCTAGAAGAAAGATAGAGTGGAATAGAAACATAACATTCGCTTTCTGTAATTAGAGATAATACTATGGGATAAGTGCCGCTAGGCGCTTACAGTGCTGGTAGATTGAGAGAGTGCTGAGAGATAGCCCTAAGGTTACTCCTAGTGCTGAGTTCCTGAGTGACTTCAAGTAAAGTTCTAGGTTCTGAGAGATTAGCTTATGGGGAATCTAGGGGGTACAGAAAGTATATAGGGGGTATATATATATTATTGGTTTAAATTAACCTAACCTCTAGCCTTACTGGCCTCTATCATCAACCTCTATAGCATATATAGTATACCTTTAGCTTATATAGTATATATATAGTATATATCATCCCCCTCTTATAGGAGACATTTAAACTTATCTTAAATGTCCCCTTAAAGTAAAGTTATGTGAGGACACAACTATGGCAGATAAGAAAGAGCTTTTAAAGCTATTACAAGAAAAGCAAAAGCGACAGAAGCTAACTACTTATGAAGAAGACTTCACATCGTTTGCTAAAGATAATATTAAAATTATTACTAAGGATGCTAGAGCTGGCTTCGTTGATTTTTCTTTTAACGCATGTCAAAAAGAAATTACAGAAGCTCTTGATAAGCAGCTGCGAGAAACCGGGAAGGTGCGCGCTATTATCTTGAAGGCTCGGCAACAGGGCATATCTACATATTGTGCTGGTAGAGTATTTTGGAAAACATACTTCTCACCGCATGCACGATCTGTTGTTATGGCGCATGATAGTGCGACATCAGATGCCCTGTTTACTATGAGTCGTAACATTATTAAGAATATGAATCCTGAGTATAGGCCTAATGAGGTAAAGTCCAATGCTAAGGAAATTGTTATATCGGCTCCGCACTTCCCTAAAGATGCTTCAGGTGAGAGGCCTGTTGGTTCGTATCGACTATACACTGCTGGTTCTCCGGAAGCTGGTCGAGGTACTACCCCAACAATTGCTCATCTCTCCGAGGTCGCATTCTGGACGCATGATGAGAAGATTCTCGCTGGTTTGTTTCAGGGTATCTCAGAAGCACCGGGTACGGAAGTCATTATTGAGTCTACGGCTAATGGAGCTAAAGGGGAATTCTATAGGCTGTGGAAAGGTGCATTAGATGGAGAGAACGATTATCTTCCTTTGTTTCTTCCATGGTTCTCAACTCCTGAATACTGGAGAGAACCACCGGAAGGCTTCGAACGATCTTCAGAAGAAGATCTACTAGTAGAGCAGTATGACCTAAATGATGGACAGCTTTACTGGCGTCGGTTGAAGATTGCTGAAGGTGGGGAATTAAAATTCCGCCAGGAGTACCCAGCGTCTCCCGATGAAGCCTTTATTACTGCAGGCTCTTCTGTGTTTGATCCAGAAAAAACAGCTAAACTGTTACCAGTGGAACCTGAAAAGAAGATGAACTTTGACTTTGGTGCATCAACATGGGAACCTTCAAATGAAGGAAAGCTACATATATGGGGTTATCCTGATTGGAATAGTAACTTTATTGTTGCTGCAGATGTTGCACTTGGGGTAGGTCAAGATTATTCAACAGCAGTAGTCTTAGATACAGAAAGAAGGGTAATTGCTTTATTCCGAGATAATCATTTAGATCCAAGTAAGTTCGGCGATCTTTTGTTTTATCTAGGTAGGTACTATAATAATGCATTGCTTACTGTTGAAAGTAATTCCATGGGCGTCGCCACGCTATCTCGATTAACACAGATGAATTATATTAATCTATATAAGCAAACTAAAATCTCTTCAATCTCGAAGGAAGAAGGACAAGTTCCAGGGTTTAGGACAACTCAGGTAACTAAGCCGCACATTATCGGTAATCTAAAGAATGCTATTGAAAATGATGACATCTGGATTGCCTCAAAGATAATGATACAAGAATTAAAAGATTATATTAGTACTGATTCAGGAAAGACAGAAGCTGCACCCGGGTGTCACGATGATACTGTTATGGCTGCAGCTATTGCACTTGAAACATTACGAACACACTATGATAAGCTAACTGTAAATAAAGTACCTTGGTCTCAGAAGTTTTCTACTGAGCAGGAAAATACACAGTGGCTTTAGAGTTCCCGTGTCCTCATTACCCCGGCGGAGGTAAGGGATAAATCCGCCACTTATTTTATGGAGACCCCCATGTCAGTAGAAACATTTCTTAAATGGAAGATACTGCCTCGCTTTATGATGCTTATGTCTACTCTTATGTCTTGGCGATGTGCTGAATGGTTTATGGCTTTACCAGATCCGACTGGTGCACAGTCAGCTTTTGTATCTGTGGTTATGGGTGTTATGACAGGAGTTTTCGGAATTTGGATGGGGCATGAACATAAATGATATGGGCACTATTACTAACCGCTTGTATGGAAACCACTTGCGTTAAACAAAGTATACAGTGGTTTGAAAAACAACAAGAATGTATTAGCTTTAAAGTATTACATGAAGAACTACCACAAGATGGAAGTTGGACCACTGTTGAATATAAGTGTAAGCTAATTAATGGGGCGTCTACATGAGAAAAGCAATGGCAACTAAAATAAATGAAGCAAGTGAAGTGACAATACCTTTACGTAACTTAATTAGTATGATTGCTTTTACAGCAGTGTCTGTTTGGGTTTATTTTGGTCTCACTGAACGTATTAGTTTTCTTGAACACAATCTTGAATTAACTATGCAAGAAGTTGAAGAAAATGATGATTGGATTGATAAATTTGAACCACCTCAATCTGTGCAAGATACTGTTATTCGTGTTCATGATTTAGAAATTGAACTTGAAAAATTAAAGGTAATACTTGCAACCCTTAAAAAATAATGGTATATATACCCTATACTAAGCCAAAGAAAAAACGAAGACGTAAAGAATATAAAAGTCCTGTAGTTTGGTTTAACAGCGTTTGGTATGATAATGGAGAAACAAAATGGCAATCGAAAAGGCAGGGGAGCGTTTCTCCGGATACAATAAACCGAAACGCACACCCGGACATAAAACAAAATCACACGCAGTCCTTGCAAGGTCAGGTGGTAAAGAAAAGCTAATTCGCTTTGGACAACAAGGTGTAAGGGGCGCAGGAAAAAATCCGAAGTCGGCAAAAGATAAAGCAAGAAAGAAATCTTATTATGCACGGCATAATGCGCAAGGTGCTAATCCTGGACCATTATCTGCAAAGTATTGGTCACATAAAGTAAAGTGGTAGGGAGATGACAAGATGGCAGTTAATGCAGCAGGAAATTATACAAAACCGACAATGCGGAAAAACCTGTTTAACCGGATTAAAGCTAGTAATAAAGGCGGTAGACCGGGCCAATGGTCGGCTCGTAAAGCTCAAATGCTTGCTAAACAATATAAAGCAAAAGGCGGAGGCTACCGCGACTAATGGCAAAGAAACCGTCGCAAAAGAGCCTAAGCAAATGGACCTCTCAGAAGTGGCGGACTCGAAGTGGTAAACCTTCAACGCAAGGTCCGCTGGCAACTGGAGAGCGTTATATGCCGGCTTCAGCTGTGGGACGTCTCTCGCCAGCTGAACACGCCGCTACTACTCGGGCTAAGAGAAAAAGTATTAGAGCGGGAAAACAACATAGCAAGCAACCTAAAAAGATTGCAAGCAAAATTAAAAGACACAGATAGATAAACCCAGGAGCGGTACATGTCTAGATTTATTCAAGCCGATCAAAAGTTAAAACCTGCAAAGAAACCGCAGAAAGAACTTTCGAAGCCAGGCAAGTATACAGTTAAAGATTTAGAAAAATCAAAACAAATTTATTCTAATACCGGAGGTAAGTATTAATGTCAGCCTACGGTTATAAAGAAGCGGTTACAGATGAGCAGCTAATTAATTTAGTTGAAAATGGCGTACAAAATTCTACAGGTGATTGGCTTAACTCATCAGACCTAGCACGCGAAAGGCTTAAAGCTACATATGAATATGCAGGATTACCTGTTGCACACCTATCACCACAAGGTGTATCGACCATTGTTGATACCTCCACGACAGAAGTGGTTGAAGCGTACACAGCCGTTTTGTGTGATTTGTTCTTAAGCAATCAGCGCATTGCCCGATTCCTACCATGGAACGATACGCCTGGCGCTTTTCAAGGCGCTAAAGATGCCGCGATGCTTATTAATTATACCCTATTTAAACAAAACAATGGTTGGGAAATACTTGAGCAATGGATGAAGTCTGCACTTCTATGGAAGAATGCAGTAATTCGCTGGGGTTATATTGAAGACTACGATTATATATTTCAAGAATATGAAGAGATTAGTCAGACTAAGCTTGATGAAATCCTTTCTGATGATAGCTTAGAAATTGTTGGTGACCTCGAATTTGAAAATCGTGCAATGTCACCGTCAGATAATTTAGGACCTGAAGTTGAACTGGTATATGTTAATGTGCGGGTTCGTCAAGAAATTAATAAATCTAAAATTAAACTTGAATTAGTTCCGCCGGAAAACTTCCGTATTTCAAGAGACGCTACTACAATTGAAGACTCTTCTTTTGTTGGTATTCAAAACAATATGACTCGTTCTGAAATTCGTAAGTATTATCCGGAAATGGCAGATGCTGTTGAAGATTGGGATGCGCTATCCGATGCCGCGGCATGGACAGGCTCTTTGGATTATGCACAGGATGTAGCAGCCCGTAAAGAAATAACAGGACAAGAATATTATCAAGGTTCACACTCTGTAAGCGAAACACCGTTAGAAGCAAACCGTGAAGTTACGGTTACTGAATGCTGGATTAGAGTAGACCGAGATGGTGATGGTATTGCTGAGCTAAAGCATATTATTATTACAGGTACTCATATTCTTTATGAAGAAGATTGTGATATGGTACCGCTAGCAGATATTGTCCCAATTGATATTCCACATGAATACTTTGGTTTGTCAATGGCAGACTTTACACGTAGCTCTACGCTAGCATCAACTGCTATCCTTAGAGGTTTTGTAGAGAATACATATTTGACTAACTACTCACCCAAGCTGGCTGATCCAAACGTGGTAGATTTTTCTGCACTTCAAAACATGAAGCCAAAGCAGATTATTCCAACTAACGGTAGTCCAGTTGGTGCAGTACAACAGCTACCTCCTGAATCTATTTCTACAGGTACAGTACCTTTGCTTGAGCACTTGCAGCTTATTAAAGAACAAGCTACAGGTATGTCTAAGGCGGCGCAAGGACTTAATGATACACTATATGTATCAGGAAACTCTGAACAAAAGCTTAGCGCTGTTCAATCAGCAGCACAAAAACGAATTCAGCATATTGCAAGACGCTTTGCTGAAACCGGATTTAAACGATTGATTGAAGGTGTGTACCATACAATTAAAACTTCAATGAAGGGTAACATACCTTATAATATGAACGGTCTTATTGAAACTGTTAATATTGATGCACTACCTTCAAGAATGGAAGTAGAAGTTTTCTTAGATATTGGGGAAAACTCTAATAGCTCAAAAATTGCAAAGCTATCTAAAGTAGGCGCGGAAATTTTACCTGCACTTAATCAGCAAGGTGCAGGTATGGTTGTAAAACCATCAGCACCTGCAGTGTTAGCTACTAAGCTTATTGAAGCTATGGATCTGGATAGTAATGATTTCCTTGAAGATTATACTACCGATCAGTTTAAAGAAAAGGCTGGCCAAGCAATTCAACAGCAATCGCAAGCAGTACAAGCAAAGCAACAAGCTGAGCAACGTAAAGCAGAAGCAGATATTGCACTATCAGAAGCTAATGTAAAATATACAGCAGCTCAAACAAAGAATACCTTTGATGATAATGCAAAACAGCTGGCTGTTGCAATTGATAAGCACTTTCAAGAATGGGCAGATATTGCAATTAAAGCAACTAAAGAGGGTGCTGAAATACCTGCACATCCAGAATATACCGATATTATAGCAATGGCGAGAAGCCTTTTAACAAACTCAGGAGGCCCTAATGGCAACAGTAACAATCAATAAATCAGGAGCAGGTGGTGCTCAATCTGGAACGGTAACAACTGCAGCCGGCGCTGGCGCTGGTAAAATTATCGTAACAAATGATAGCGATGCTGCAATTACATTTAATGTAGCTACCGCTGGAACCGTAGTTCAATCAGGCGTTCAATGTGCAGCTAAGTCTTATAAAATTGTAACAGGTCTTAATAATGGTGCACAAACATTAGTAAGCCTAACAACAGCTCATGGCACTGCAGCGCAGGTTAATGAAGTTGTTTATAACACTTTGATTGCTTAAAGACTATGGATAAATACCGTGAGACAGCCGAGAAGAGGCTGAGTAATAATAAATCATACGGTAATCATAAAATACATCCGGAAGAAATGGCGCGTCGTGCTCACGTACAAGGGCACTTCGCCGCCAAAGAACGGACTGAATTTTTTGATGAAGTATATGGTGAAGTCTTAGTTGACTTCTTTCTAGAGTGGCTCAAGACGGAGCCGCATGAAACTAAATCTCGAGAGTTCCTCTACTCTTCTGCTATGGCACTTGGTAGTGTCAAAGAGAAAATGATAAGCTTCGAGATGTATGGGAAAAATATCCCACACCTACAGGAGGATACGGATGAGACCGATTGACATCGATGCTCTAATTTTAAATTACAATGAAATGATTAACACCTTGGAATATGACTCCATGCGTAGTGCAGGTAAAGCTAAACTAAATGCAGATAAGCTACTAAACCTTCATGCGCTTGTTGAGCGATACACAAGGATTAAGAATTCCGAAAAGGCCCCTATAAAAAAGGAGGCTAAATAATGGAAGAAAATACCAAAGCAGAAATAGACTCTACCCCACCACAGGATGACTCTGTAGCAGAGGTTAATAATGATCAAACTGAAGATGCCCTGCTGGCTGACATCATAGCAAACTCCGAGTTTGTTGGATCTCTACCCGAGGAGCAGGTACCTGAGTTAGATCCGGACGAATCAGATGAAGAAGACCCAGAAACATCTGAGGAAGCCGTTAGCGAAGATGAAGAAGAAGATGTCGAGGAAGAAGAAGAAAATACAGAAGAAGAAGATGCCGACGAAGAGTCCGCTACCGATGAATCTGATGTATATGCTACGGAAGACCTTGATTTAGAAGCTAAGGTAGTTATCAAAGTTGATGGCGAATTTGCTGAAGTTTCTTTTGGTGATCTTATTAAAGGTTACTCTACTGAACAACATCTTTCTAAAAAGGGTCGAGAACTCGGTGACGCAAGAAAAGAGTTGGAAGATGAGTATCAAGAAAAAGTTAATGAGTTGGAAACAATGTCCAAAGCATCAGCTGCTGTACTGTACTCTAACGAACAAGAGTTAGCTGCAGAGTATCATGATCTTGAAGGCGCAATTGATAAAGCCCGAAAAGATGGTGATACATATGAAGTCAATGAACTAAAAGATAAACGAGAACAAGTCCAAAAGAATTACTGGGAAGCTCGCAACCAGCGGGAACAACTTGTAAAAGCTGTTTCTGCACAAGAGGCAACTAGTAATGAAAAAGAATGGAATGAGCAACTAGAATATTTTAATGAAACTATTCCTACGCTAATACCAGACTTTAATGAGGATACAGCAATTGCCATTCGGGAATTTGCTATTGAGGAAGGCATTGCTCCAGAAATTTTGGATTCAATTGCTGACCCAGCTATCGTTAAGTTTGTTGATGATTTTAGACGCCTTAAGCAAGGTGTATCTAAAGGTGCGGTTAAACGTAAATCAACTCCAACAAAGAAAGCTCCGCTTAGAAAAGCTAAAACAGTATCTAAGCAAAAGCAAGACGCAGCAGAACAAAAACGTAAGCGTGCATTAAGCGGCAACGCATCTGCTGAAGAACAACAGGACTTTCTTAGAACTCTTGCCGAACGCTCCTTAAACATGTAATACCTAGGAGGGTATAATCAATGGCTAATAATCTTGGTGTTCGCGGCACCGGAGGTCCACAGGGACCAGCACGCGGAACTGGCAAAGATGTCTCACAGCGTGAGGATCTTGCAAACTTCATCACAATGATTACTCGTGATGAAACTCCTTTTATGTCGTCTATCGGCAAAGCTAAAGCAACAGCAATCTACCATGAGTGGCAGACAGATCAGCTCGAAGCTCCAGGTAATTCACGCATTGGTGAAGGTACAGACTTTATCGCACCAACTGCTGATGGTTCTGGTGGTACCGGCGCAACTCCAGCAACTGGCAATAAGTTCGCAGTATCTGGTCCATACCGTACACGTTTGGGTAACTACACTCAGATTAACGGTAAAACAATTGCCGTATCAGGTACACGCCGTGCAGTAGATCAGGCAGGTGTTGCTGACGAATACGCATACCAGCTAAAGAAGCGCGGTACAGAACTACGCCGTGATGTTGAATTTGATATGATTCACTCATATAACGTTTCTAATGCCACTGGCGTACAGAACGCTAATGCTCGTTCAGCTGGTGGTTACCAGTCATTCATCAACTCAGCAACTACTTGTAACTATGTAGGCGAGTTTGAAGCACCTTCAGCTTCTTCCTCTAATGCTGGTACTGATGCTGATGGTACTGCAACTGTTCGCGGTTCAATTAACGGCGGCACTACTGCACCAGCACGTGGAACTCTTGCACTAACAGACATCGACGCTGTTATGCAAAAAATCTACGAGCAAGGCGGTAAAGCTACTAAAGTTATGCTTTCACCAAAACTGCGCCGTGACTTCTCAGACCTAATGGTTTCAGATACTGGTGTTGTACGTAACATTGATGCTGGTGGTCAACTCCGTCAGTCTGTTGATGTGTACATGTCAGACTTTGGTGATCTTATGGTAGTTCCTAACTACGTAATGGGTCTGTCAAACGCTGTCGCACTTAAAGGTGATAATGGTACTGCCTTCTCTGGTGCCGGTATTCCTGATGTTGCTGACTTTGCTGCATTGATCTATGATCCAATGTGGTTTGCTGTAGCAACTCTGCGTCCTATGCAGGAAGTAGATGTAGGCCAACAGGGTGACTCAACCAAAGGAATGATGGTTGAAGAGTGCACCTTGGAAGTACGTAACCCACTGGGTTGTGGTGCTATCTACGGTCTTAACTAGACTATTTGTTAGGGGAGGTCTTCGGGCTTCCCCTTTCTTTTTATAGGAGGTTTATATGCCAAAGGTTGGTGATAAAGAATTTAAATATAATAAGTACGGAATGGAAGCTGCTAAAAAGTATGCTGATAAAACCGGAAAAGATATTGAGTATAAGGCAATGGGCGGCAACGTAGCTGGCTATTACAACAAGGGTGGTAAAGTAGCAGGATGTGGTCCGGCTATGAATAACCCAATGAAAAAATAAATAAACAGGAGATAAGTAAATGCTAGTTATTCAACTTGCTAATGGGAATACTTACCCAGCTGATAGATGTGTGTGGCGCGTAGATGAAGCCACTAATAAGATTACTCACTTTACACCTAATGCGGGTTCAGTCGCTGTCGGTTCGGCACCAACTGCTGTCGGGTCTACTGGCGCACGCTTAGGTTATATCAAAGCAGGACGCTTTGCACCGTATACACAATCGCCATAAAGGAGTTTTGAGGACATGAGCAAAGAGACAGATTTTAAATTTCGTAGTGCTACAGTAAAAGCAGACGAAGGTATTCATGCTGGCTTTGACCTGAGTTCAGGTGATTGGCAAGCAACACAAGATATTACTCAATATAAAGAACAAGCTAAAATGGATCGCGACCGTCAGGAATATTTCGGTCACAAAAAAGGTGGCTATCGTAAGATGGCAACTATTCCCGATATTGTTGCAATTAAGATTTTGCAAGAACATCATTTAGATTTACATGACCCTGGGTTTATGAATGATCCAAATAATATGAAACGGTTGAGAACTATTTTGCAAACTGAATACAGAGATCTCTTGGTAAATACTTAATTAGGAGACCTGATATGGCAATAACCTATAATGAATTAGTGGCGCTTGTTCGTACCTGGTCTAACAGGGATGAAGAGGTTGTTAGTGATGCGATTATTAAGGATGGACTTAAGTATGCTGCAGATAAAGCATATCGCTCACTACGCGTACCTCCGCTAGAAAACGTAGCAGTATACGAAAAAACATTACTTGAGTCGGCAACAACAGCAACATCAGGTGTTAACCCAAGTAAAACAGAAATACAATTACCTTACGATTTGGTTGAATTTATTCAAATTAAAGAGGTAGACACTTCCGGTGCAGCTATTAGAGTATTTAATGAAAAGCTAGATGTACGTACCTTTAACGATCCATCAGCAGAAAAATACTCAACAAATAATTACTGGACGCGAGAAAGAAATGTAGTATACCTTACACCTGGCTTTGGTTTTTCAAATCAAGGATCAGATGCTAATAGTATGGAACTTTATTATTACCGTAGACTACCAGCACTTAACGCTGTTTACTCCGTAACAGTGCTTAACTATAATGCCGGCTTTCTTACAACAACTGGCGCAGGATCTGGTGTAGCTAATTCTAAACAATTATATTTTAATAGTAATACAGGTACAACAGCCTACGCTACTCAAAGCGCTGCGCAAGCTGCAAATCCGGCTGGTACTGTAACTGCTACTTATTATATTGGTATTGCAACACCTAACTGGCTTCGAGATGAAAACCAGCGTGTTCTTTTATTTGGAGCGCTAGCAGAAGTTTTTGCATATGTGCAAGATGATGATCAAGCTGCAAAATATTTAGCAATGTTTAAAAACGAAATTGCAGAACTTAACGATGAAGATGCTAAACGTAATGCATCAGGTGGAAACCTACAAATTAACTTTAACGGGCGAGGCTTAATATAATGACAACACCAGCAAGGCCCGGACAATTTACGGGTGCAACCGATAATGCTGCCAACGGTGGCTTATTTACAGATACACTAATTGATGGTATTCCTGATATTGTAGGCGCAGACGTTCTAGCAGCTGAAACAGCGGCAACTAATGCTAAAGCATCAGAAACAGCGGCGGCCACTAGTGCAACTAACGCTAGTACTTCAGAAACTAATGCGGCAACTAGTGCTACAGCAAGTGCAAACTCAGCTACTGCTAGTGCAAACAGTGCAACAGCGGCGGCTAATTCAGCTTCGACTACAGCGGCTGATGCGGCAACGGCAACAACTAAAGCGGCAGAAGCAAGTACTTCAGCAACTAACGCGGCGGCTTCACAAACTGCAGCGGCTAACTCTGCAACTTCAGCAGCATCAAGTGCTACATCAGCAACTGGTTCTGCTAACAGCGCAACAACTTCAGCTTCAGCGGCGGCAAATAGTGCAACAGCTAGTGCTAGCAGTGCTACAGCTTCGGCTAACTCGGCTACAGCTGCAGCTACTTCTGAAACTAATGCAGCAACTTCAGAAACTAATGCAGGTAACAGTGCAACATCGGCATCTAGTTCAGCCTCAACAGCTACTACTCAAGCTAACAATGCGGCAACTAG